GCATTGAGATCGAGCCCGGCCTCGACCACATCGGCCGCGCTCGCCGGCTCCAGCATGATCTCGCCGAGATAGGCGTCGACGGTGTCGCGGACATTGGCCGGGTCGTCGACCAGGGTTGCAAACACGATGTTGCCGGTCGCGGTCGCGTCCGCCGCCGTGGCCGCTTCCGCGAGCTCGGCCGCAATGGCCCGGCGCAGCGGGCGCAGGCTGACGCTGCAGACAAGCATTTATGCCGTTGTGTTTTCGAGAGATGGGTCGGGCGTGTATTTCTTGATCAATCCGATGTGCTGAAACTGGCCGGCATCGATGACGACATCCTCTCCCTCGTCGTTCTTGGTGAGGCCGGTCGTGCCGGTGTTCTTGCCCTGCTTCCAGTTATTGGTTCCGTGCAACAGGATGTCGGGCTTTCGGCCCAGCACTTTCTCGGTGTCCTCTGGCTTCACCGGCTTGCCGGTCCCGTCGACGAACGCGCGGCGATTGTCGGTCACGATGAGCCCCGCAAAGAATTGAAACTCGGCCATCTCGCAATGATAGATGGTGTCGACATATTCCGCACTCGCAGGCAATCCAACCGGACCACCTTGCATCGGGATTGGCGATGCGTCCCAGTGATATTCGGCGTTGTAAAGCTCGCCGGAAACGTCCGGGTCGGGAGGAGGAGGAATGTAGCCGAACGCAGCGTGCATTGCGCTTATCGGGACGACATCATTCGGCCCGTGATGCGCCCAGCCAAATCCCATGTTGTCTTGTCCGTCCTTGTATTCGTCGTCGAAGGCATACCAGATCTGGCAAGTGCTGCTGATTGTGTCGCGCTCGGCATTGTCCCCATGGTAATTCGGGATGGCGACCACGTGGACCGAATTTGAGAAATCGAACGACACCAACAGATGATGCCACTCATCGGCGCTGACTTCGAACTTCGGGATAATCTCGAATGTTTCCGGTGACGCCGTTCTGACATACGAAATGTCCTGAACCGTATCGTGTCTGGTATACATGCCCGGAGCCGTTGGGTCTTCTTCCCAATGAATGTCGGCCGCCTGGGTCACCAGTCCCTGAACAAATGCCCGCGTCTCCGTTTGAAAAATCATCTTGAGCGTCACCTTGGCCTTGCCCTCTTCCTCGCCCTCGCTGACCTCGATGCCAAGATGGGATGGCTCGCATGGCGCATCATCGCCGGCCACCGCATCGGTGGTGACGGCTCCAATTCCACCAGTCGGAAACGGCCAGGGATGGCTGACAAAAGTATAAGTGTGCGCCATCACTTTGCGGCCGAAGGTCACCAGCGGAATGGTGCCCTTGAAAATGTCCGGCGCTTCGGTCGATGTATAGCTCGCTCGATGTGCGTTTGCCTTGCCAACCGAGTCGCCGGAAAACCGAAACCACAGCGAGATCGTGCCCGTGTTGAAATCAGCCAGATTGATCGACGGCAGATGCAGATAGCTCATGTTTCTTCTGGTGGCTCTGCTGGCCCTTCGTTATCGAAGAATTCCACCGCCAGCCCGCTTTCCCACTGGACGTTGGCGACCTGCGTCAAATGATCCAGTCCAACACCTTCCGCCATCAGATGTCAGTCCGTATGAATGGCAGCGTCACCGACAGCCCGGCCGGCTCCGCGTTGTCGGACTGCGTCACCCGCAGTGCATAGCGAGAGCCCTCGGCATATCCAACGTCGGCCGGAATGTTGAACTCGCCAACCTGCCCGCCGCTAGTGTCAATCTCGCCGCCGGCGGGAAATGTGATGGTGCCGACCTCGGTCCCGTTCCATTCGATCGACAGGATGACATCGGTAGCGCCGGTCGAGTCGTTGCCTGTTTCGAGATAGGCATGGGCGCCATCATCGCCGGACCCCAGCCGCATCGTCCGGTTGGCAATGCCCTGAAACAGTAGTTCGTTGGACTCGCGCTGAAGACTGCCAGGCACGAAGATCGCGGCGTCATAGTTCACATCGCGCAGCGGCATCCAAAGCTGATAGAGCAGATTATTGTCGGTGCTCTCGTCGGTGGCAGTCGGATCGAACCTCGCCGGCGGCGGCGGCGTGGTGTGATCCTGAAGCACCTGAAAAATGCCAAGACCTGGCGCCGTGATGATATTACCGCGATGATAGAACGTGTTGTTCAGCCAAACGCCGGCATATTCGAGACTCGCGACTGGCAGCGGAATGACCTGATTCGACCCATCCGTAAAATGAAAGGTCATGCTGTTGGAAGTATAAGTAACGGAATCGATGCGCTTGCCTTCGGCCACATCGGCCGACAGGTCGACGATGCGTTGATCGACATCGTAGAAATTGCCGTCAACCTGCGGCGCGCTGTTCGGTGTCCCGCTGCCAGTACCCCACGCGCCTGTGGTTACATAGACGATCGTCATTCGCCCGCTCCAGCGTCCCCGACTTCTTCACCGCGTCGATTGATTATGTTTCGTTTCTTGACTTCAATGTTGTCCTTTTCCTGAACGGGGGCATAGTAGAAAATGTTGCGCTCTTTTCCACCGCCGGCCCCCTCGTTAGGATCACGGAGAGCGTCAGCATCGCCGACGCCATCGACGGGAGCGCCAGCATCGCCGCCTACGTCCGACTCCATCTTGATCCGGTTTGCCACTTCTATATCGATGAAATTCTCTTTGTTGATTGTCCCGTCATCTTCCTTTTGATAAACCCGCGCCACGTCGACCCGACGTTCCGTCTCCTTAGGATTGTGCGTTGATCCGCTCGCGCTTCCACTCTCCGAGGTGGAGATAATTCCACCGCCGCCGCCGCCGATCGTGCATTTGCCCTGCTCGGGATCGTCCGCGGGCGGCAGCGATCGTGTCGGTGCCGGCCGGATGTTCGGAAACACCACCGGCCGGACGATAGTTTCGAAGCCCGCCATTATGTCGCCTCCAGATCATAGCCGGTCGGTATCTTCAAATCGGTGACTTGCAATTCATAGTCGCTGGAGAATTCCCTGGTCATGCTCTTGAGCTTGAAAATCAACTTGGTTTCGCACAGCCGCAATGCCGCGCCTACTAGGTCGGATGACGACTCGTAGTATTTCTGCAGCTCCGCTTCGGACGCGGCCGGATTTCTCGGTAATGAATGGCCGCTGGCTGCCTGCAGGATATATGTTTGCTGATCTTCCGGCGGCCATTCGACGACAAGCGGGATGTCAATCACATCCGCCGCCCTGAGAACGCCGAGGAAGTTAATGCCGTCATCATTGGGATTGGCTTGCGGCGGTTCATAACCGACCGAGGTATCGGTTGGATCGAACATCACGACACGATCATTGAATTGCTGATAATCGGCGCCGACATAGTCGACGGTGCAATAGGTCGGCGTTCCCTCCAGTGTCACTTGCGCGCCGCCATAGCCGATGGTGCAGCCGATGCGGATCTCGCAATTGACCCGGCCGTCCGATCCGTCAAGCGCAATCGAATAGCCGATGATCTTGCCCACCGCCTCGCCGACCCGCGGCTCGATCAGGGACAGGCTTTTCCGCAGGGAAATTTCAGGCATGCGCGCCAGCTTGGGTGCGAACGAGATTTCCACCGCTCGCGCCCGCATCATCAACTTCGCCCTGGCTACGGCGAGCAGGTACTCGAGGCTGCGGTTGCCGCGCTCGGTCGCGATGTAAGACCGCCGCCGCGGATCGCCGATCGGGATTTCGTCGCCGATCGCTTCGCTCAAGTTGACCGAGCGAATGTCATCGATGCGCAGGGCTTCGCCATCCTCGGGATCGGTCAGGATCGGCTGCACATCGGCGAACAGGGAGAACGAGACCTTCTCGGTGCATTGCCGTTCGGCCTTGTAGCCGGCGAGCAAGGTCGGGACGATATGATGCAGCGGCAACCAGGCAACGGTGTGGGAAAAACTGCTGCTGAACGATGTGGCGTTGCCGTCGTCGTCGTATGAGATCGAGTAACTGTCCGAATAATCCCCCCCAACGGCGATGGAGCCAGGCGGCTGCGAAAAGGTGTTGCGTGAATAACTTGCGGTTCCGCCGATGCTGCCGTCGCCGGTTTCGACGACGACGGTATGAGTCTCGGAAAAGCCGTGAACCGTGAGATCATAGCCCTCGTAACAAGTGGAATGCGCGACTTCCCAGCCGTCCCCGATTCCCGTTCCGATCTTGGGCCAGCCGTCAGCGGTCAAGGTGTACGATGCAATCGCCCCGGCGGCAGCATACTGGTGCGGCCCGTTCGTGATCAGGTAATTGGTGAGATCGACGGTGCCGACCGCCTGTTGCGTCCAACTATACTCGGCTTCAACGTCGATGCGAGTGAGCGGCCCACTGGTCAAGCTCAGGCCGAGCCCGTCATAAAGCACCTTGCCATCCTCGCTGGCACCATCGAATTCGACCAAGCCATCTTCGCCGGTGATCTCGTCCGAAACAGTGATGACATGGGTCTCGCGATCGAAGTGCCAGATCTTGGTGTAGCCCTCGAGCACGACGTCTGGATCTTTGCGGCGCGGCGGATCGAGCACCACCGGGTCATAATACGGCAGCACTCGCAGCGTTTCGGCGAGCGCCTCCTTCTGCGCCACGAGATCGACCGGCCGCGCCACGAATTCCAGCGTGACCAATTCCTCGAACAGGCTGGTCGGAATGCCGACCAGGCGGCCGCGAAACTTGATCAGTGCTGGGCCGCAGTCGAGCGCAAACCAGGCCCAGATCTTGCGGCCGGGACCGAGCAGCCCGATCGGATCGCCGGACACATTGCGCGGGCGGCGCACAACGGCGGTCAGGCTGGCTGGGTCGCCTTCCTCTTGCGATAGCGTGAACGAAAACACCGCTTCGTCCCAGCGCAGATGCTCGGGCCCGAACGTGGTCTCGCTGGCATCGATCCAGGCGAAATACGGCAAGCCTGCAGGCATCGCTCAGACCGTCCTCTGCTCGGCCTCAAGCTGCCACGCCACCTCGGCCGCCCACTCGTCGCGCGAGGTGTTCCAGGCCGTCACCTTGGCCAGGATGGTCAGCACGTCGCCGCTGGTGTTGGCGGCGCCGAGGCCGGGGATGCAGGTGATGGTGATGTCCTGGCCGGGCCAGACGTCGGTGAGCTCGGGCACCTCGTGATCGGTGCAGGAGATCGTGACTTTGTACTGCCGGAATTGCGCCACCGAGATGTCGGCCAGCGCCCCGCGGCAATCGCGCGCTACGTTGGCGGCCTGGTCGATCGGCGCGAGCGTCATGGTGATGCCGCGCACGGCATATTGCGAGAAGTCGATGTCGTCGATCGCCAGCAAGGTGTAGGGCGGGTGCGCCATCAGGAATACCGGCTAGGCTTGCGGCCACCGGAGCGAACCTGCGCCAGCGCCGCCGCCCGCTGCAATTGGTCGACCACGTCGGACGAGGCGCGCAGGCCGCCGATCGCCGGCAGGCCGGGGAACGCGATGGTAACATGGCTCATGCTGCCGACCGCGCCGCCGGCGGCAAACGCCGGCATCCGCGGCACCAAGCCGCCGAGCGCAAACCGGCCCATGCCGTCGAGCACGCGCGAGAGATTGCCGCCGGACCGCCGCAGCGCCTCTAGGAAGGCGAGAACACCGGGCCGCGCCACCGCCCGCGCCGGCATGATGTGCTCGCCGCGCGACACCCAGGCCAGGTTGGAATCCGACGTGCCGCTGCCGCGACCACCGAGCAAGCCGCCGCGCGCGTTGCCCGGAGCCGACCGCTTCGCCCATCGCATCAAATCGTTGAACGATTGCACCAACTGGCTCTGCTGTTGCGCCAGCCCGCTGACCGTTTGCGCCAGCCCGCTGACCGTTTGCACCAAGCCGCCGACAATCTCGCCGAGACGGATGATCACATCCGACTGGCTCTTAACCGCCTCAGTGTTTGTTGTGATGGCTTGCACGAGCTGATCGATACCGCCTCTGCCCGAGACGACATCCGTCCCGCCACCGCCGACCAGGCCGCCGCCGGCAAACCGTTGCGCGTTGAGCGCGGCGAACAAGCTCGCCCCGTATTTGCGCACCGCCGCCGCCTGCACGACGAACTCGCCACGCGACAGCCAGGCGAGGTTGCTGTCGGAGGTGCCGCTACCACGGCCACCGATGAAGCCGCCACGCGCCTTGCCCGGAGCACCGCCGCCGGTTGCCGGTCCCGACGGCTTGAGCCCGATAAACTCCAGCACTTTGTCGATGGCGCTCTGGATCGCGGCGGTGAGCGCGTTCCACGCCGCCACGCCGGCGCCCGAGATGGCGTCCCAGGCGATGCCGGCGATCTTGGAGGCCAACCCGGCGACCTTGTCCGAGAGGCTCTGCGCTGGCCCCGCGGCCTGCTCCATCGAGGCTTTCGCCTGGTCACCGGATTGGCTCACCACGGTCCCAAACGACGTGAACATCACCGCAGTCTGTTGCACCGCGGCCTGGGCTGTGTTGGCGCCCTGTTGCGCCACTGTTCCCCATTGCGTGAACATCACGCCGGACTGCTGCACCGCCTGCCCGGCCGCATTCGCTGCCGGCGCGATCCCGTTAATTGAATCCTGTACCGCCTTGATCGATGCGGCCGATGCACCCATCCCCTGCATGATGCTGCCGACGAAGGTGGCAATTGCAGCATTGGCAGTCTGGGCATCGGCTTGCATCTGCCTGAACAGACCGAGCGCGCCGGTCTTTTGCGCGAGGTCCAACAACGCTGCGCCGATGGCGGTAACGTCGCTCGTGGCTTGCGTCGTCATCCCGCTAAACGCGGTGCCCAGGCTTTCTAAAATCGACGCAGCGGCATTTATAGCGGCCGCTTTCATGTCATTCATGGTCGCGCTGAAGCTCGCGGCAAGGCTTGTGAAAACCGTGCTGCCCAATGACTGCTTGAGCCGCTCCCATGCGCTGTCGACGTTCTGGATGCTGGTGCGCATGCGATCGAAGGCGGCGGCGGCCTCTGGGCTGATCAGAGGACCGGCGCCCTTTATTCTCTGGGTCAGATCGCTGATGTTTTCGTTGAGCCGGCGCACGCGATCCACATCGGCCTCGGACAGGCCGAACGCGGCGCCGATCTTGATCGCACTAGCCAGGTCGGCATTGCGAATGAACTTGAGCAGCACCTCGGTCGCATCCTTGCCCGTGTCCTGCGCCTGCTTCATGGCGATGGCGACGCCCTTGATCTTGTCCTCGGCCGTCACCCAGTTGGCAAAGGTGATGGTCTTGTCGCCGGCCGCGATCTGCTTCACCAGATCGACGATGTCCTTCATCCCCTTGGTCAGATTGGTGACCTCGGTGCCGGCAAGCGTCTCCTGAATCTTGGCGATGCTGCCGCGAAAGGTTTCAGCCGAGATGCCGATCTGCTTAAATGTCGCTTCCCCGCGCTGCAACTCGTCGAACGATTTGCCCGAAGTCGCGGCCAGGGTTTGCAACGTATTGTTCAGCTTCTCGTCGCCGGCAGCGATTTTCGTGATGACCTTTTCGAGCGCCTCGAACGCGACTGCTCCCGCGGCAACGGCTGCGGCGGTGCTGCCGACGGTCACGCCGACCAGTGCGAGCTCGGGTGTGAATGCGGCAACAACTCGGGTTGCGGTATTGAAGCCGCTAACCAATTTCAGCAGCGACCGCAGCAGGCTGTCGTGATGCCTGACAGCCTGGACAATCTCCACACCATGCAGTGTGAGCCCGGCAGTGGCCTTTGCGATCTCGACGCTGGTCTTGACCGTCTCCAGCGAGAGCTTCGACGATGACTCCGTTAATTTATCGGTCTGCTCTGCCGTCGTTTGGCTGGCGTCGCCGGCCTGGGTGATGCCATCCGCCGCCGTGCTGCCGGCCTCATTCAGGCCGGCAAACGCCTTGTCGCCAGCCTTGCCAATGGCGGCAAGCTGCTTCTCGACCTCGTCGCCGCCCTCGAGCGCGATCTGAACCGATATTTTGTCGACCATGGCCTGCTAGGTGTCGTTGAGGTATTTGCGGAACAGCTCGGCGATCCGCGCCGCGTGCTGCTTGACGATCTCGGTGATGCGCCACTTCTTCGGGATGCGCACCGACGGCACGCCGATGTAGAGCGGCTTGCGGTCGCGGTCCTTGTCGTTGGCATCGAACAGCATCGGTCGGCCGCGCACCGTAGCCGAGGTCAGTTTCTTTCCCGACCGGCTGGCCCGCGGTGCGCCCGGCGTGGTCGGAATCCACAACAGCGGCTTGCCCTGGATGGTGGCACCGTGCTCGAACACGCCGGCAAAACTGATCTTGTGAAAGATGATGGCCTTGGCCTCGCCATCCTTCTCCATCCGAAATTGCAATCCTGATTGCCACTTCGGCCCGAACCTGCCGGCGCCCGCGATGTTGCCGCGCCCTTCCTGTACCGCATTGCCAGCGGTCTCGCGCAACGCCGCATCCGCTGCCGCAGCAATCGCGCGTTGCTTGGCGCGCACGATGTCGGTCAAGGCCGATTGATCAACCGTAAGCTCAAACTTTACGGCCATGTGCGTCCAGCCCGCTGATGTCCCGAAGTGTCTTCTCGATCACCTTGCTGTCGCCCTGCGCGCCGATCGCGGCGATCACCAGCGCGTCCGCGCGCTCGCTGCGGTCGAGCTTGTTGCTGAATTCGAGATAAGCCCAGACCTGGCGCGGCGTCAGCGTCATTGCATAGTCGGGTGCGAAACCTCGTCGGATGAGGATGGTAAGATTGATGGCGATCGCCTCAAGCGTACTTTCACGACCTTGGCTCCTTCGCTTGTCCCGCTGACGAGGCTCGTCAGTTCCTGCACGAAGGAGCCGATCCCGTTTGGGAATGTCAGCCCGAAGATGGCTCGCAGGAATTTCAGTTGGTGTTCCGGCAACAGTTTCGCACCGAGCTGCTCATACTTGGCGTCGCCGAGATGCCCGCACCCGGCGGCGATGATAGGCCCGGCCGCTGCCCCGCATGCCTCGATCAGGCGCACGACGATGTCGCCGCCGACATCACCGCTGGCGAGCGATTTCAAACCCGGAAACCGAGCGACAATAGATGCGATGGCATCGACGGAAATGCCGCGCACCGTCACCCGATGGCCGTCGATCTTGACCACCTCGACCGCGGTCGATGGTGCAATGTCCAGAAGGTCTGCCATGCTTTAGTCCTATGCGGTTGTGGCCTCTTCCCTGACGGTCCAGACGCCGAAGTTGCCGTTGGCATCTCTCTGCACCTCGGCCTCGATCTCGATGGTGGTGAAGTCGTCCTCATCGGTGATGAAACTGAAATCACCGGACGGGACGAACGAGACGGTGGCAAGGAAGTCGACCTGCTGGCCGATGTCGTTGGTGCCGACGACCTTGATCTCGCCGGTGAACTCCGCTTTTGACAGACCGCTCAGAGTGATGTTGCCATCGGTGTCGGTGCCCTGCTCGGCCAGCGCGAAGAAGGAAAGATTGTTCCCGGTGATCTCGTCGAGCGTGAACGTGATGGTAGCGGCGAGCGAAGTGATCGCCGTGAAATCCTTTGTCTTCACGCCCTCGCGCGAGGAGAAGTGTTCCTTCTTCTCGACCGCTGGCGAGTAGACGAACGACGGTGCGTTACCGAGATCGGTGAAAGTGGACGCGCCGGCTTCCTTGAACGACACGATACCTTTGCCGATATGATAGTTCTGGACGTTGGGTGACGTGGGCATGACAGCGGTTCTCCCTTCTAGAGATCGTCAGGTTTGAGCGAGTATTTGAACATGAATTGTGCGGTTAACGCTGCATATCCCGTGCGCGTCCATCCAACATCGGTCTGGCACCCGAGATAGCGGATTGCGCCGTTGCCGAACTGCCCGGTCTTCACGATCTGCTCGTTGAGCGCGGTGTCGGTCAGCACTCGCTTGATCAGTTCTCCGCGAAACGTGGTGATGATCGAACCGAGCACGACGTTGTCATCCTGCACCTGGACGACGATGCCGGGCGTCATCTGAACATTGTACGGTCGATGCGGTTGCTTCATCGACACGTCGCTCGCGCCATCGGACTCCTCGTCGCCATCGAGCACGATCACCGCCGGTAACTGCGTCTCGGGAAGATCGATATTGTTACGATGGGCCGAACGGATGTTTGGAATGGCGGCAACCACCTCCAGCAGCCGCGCCAGGATGTCCTCGCGAACATCAGCCATTGCTCAACTCGGAAAGACCAGACGTGTCCGGCAGCGGCTCGTAGAGGGTAATGGACTGAAGCGCGTAAGTAGTTGTCGTTAAATCTAGCAATGCCGCGACCAGCGCACTGCCGCCGCTGATCGGATAGTCGGAATCATTGATCACCGCTGCAAATGGGCTTGATCCGTTGCAGGCAAATTCACAACGAAGCGGCGTGAGCGTCGCAGCCACCACGTTAATGGCCCCTGTTCCATGACTGGTGAGAGAGCCGATGGTTTCATCAAGAGTCCCGCCCCAACTAAACGCGCGAATATCCCGGTTGAGTTCCTCAAGATGCGCATCCAATTCCAGTGCTTGTGTTCCATCGGCCGACACGAGAACAAGATAAACGACGTTTGCCTGCAATTCGTCCACTTGCTTGACAACGAATCTCAATGTCGCTCCAGCAAATAGTTGACTTCGCGCCTGCCCTATAAATCCGACAGCATGCCCCGCCGCCATGTCTGGATATACATATCCATCTGCGGTCAAGTTTGTTTGACCATATTCGGATGCGCCCCAACCAGCGTCCGTGTTCGGATCGCTGCCCAGCAACGTGTCCACCGCAACCTCGCCAACACCGTCCACCCATGCCCGCCCCTGCGGCACGCCGCCGAGGAGATCGATGTGAATCTTGGCGTCGGCAGGAACCCAATCATCAGGTGTCGTCACTTTAGCGATGGCTTTGAGCAGAAATCGAACCTCACCGAGATCCTCGCCGTTCGGACTGCCGCGCAATTCATAGGAGCGCACCACCCAGGAGCGGCCATTGAACGACAGCACCGCGTCCATGTAGTCGTCCGGCGCGACTCCGTTTGCGATCAGCTCGGGCATGCGAGCAAAGGCACCAGGCGCAACGCTGCTCACTTCCACACCACTGCCATTGGCCTGCCGCTTCGGCCGGGTGTCGTCGATCACGGTCAAGGCAACTTCGCCCGCAGTCCCGGCGGCGGTCAGCGTCGCCGGCACGCCGATCTCGGCATAGACCGGATCATAGAGGTCCGCGCTAT